AGTTCGACGTTCTGGTATCTTTTGCCTTCAACTGCGGCCTCGGCGCCCTGAAGAAGTCCACGCTGCTGAAGCGGGTCAACGAGGGCAAGTTCGACGCCGTTCCTGCCGAGCTTATGAAGTGGACAAAGGCAGGAGGTAAGGAAATTTCCGGGCTTGTGCGTCGCCGTCGTGCAGAGGCTAAACTTTGGCGTGGCGTAGATACTGAACAGCCCGTGGACATTCTGGAGGCTCGCCTGACGCCAGAGCAGCCGAAGGCTTCCAAGTCGATCACGCAGTCGAAGGAAGCCAACGCTGCGGTGGCGGCTGGTGGCCTCGGCACGATTGCCGTGGCGCAGGAGGTCATCCCGCTGGTCAAAGAAGGCGGCGACATCCTTGGCGCCATGAACCCGACTGTCCTGATCCTTGTGGTGATCATCATCGCTGCTGGAGCCGTGTGGTACTTCCGCAAACAACGGCTGGACGAGGAGGCCGCATGATCGGGTTGCTGTTGTCCCCATTAGGCCGCTATATCTTGATCGGCGGTCTTGTGATCGTGGCTCTTGGCGGGGTTTATGTTAAAATCCGCTCCGACGCCATTAACGAAGTCAAAGCGCAGGCGACATCAGATGCTCTCAAACGCACTCAAGACGCGATTGCTGCTGGGGACGCTGCCGCTGTTTCTCCTGACCGGCTGCTTCAAGACGACGGCCATCGGAGGGACTGACAGCGCCTGTGCCGTTTGGCGTGACATATCTTGGTCGTCTAAGGATACGCCGCAGACGATCACCGAAGTGAAAATCAACAATGCCCGCCGCGAGGGCTTCTGCGAAGGTAAGAAGTAATGCCTCTTGCGCCAGTCAACATTCCGCCGGGGATCGTCAAGGCTGCAACGCCGTTGCAGGTGAAAGGCCGCTACTGGGACGGAAATCTAATCCGCTGGCGTTCTGGAAAACTGTTGCCGGTTGGCGGCTGGCAGCGCATCACTGACACCCCTCTCGACAGCACGATCCGTGCGATTTTTCCGTGGGCCGGTACAAATGGTGGCGTTTACGGAGCCATCGGATGCGAAGACAAGCTGTATGTGTTGACCGGCTCCACCTACACCGACATCACGCCTGCTGGATTTGTTGGTGCTGATGTTGGCGTCTATGGGGCTTTCGGAACCGGCGACTACGGCGACACCTACTACGGCCTTGACACTGATCCGACGTATCCGCGCGACCCGACGCAGAGCTTCCTGCCGACGTTCTCTTGGACCATCGACAACTGGGGCGGCGACATCCTTGCGGTTGCCTCGTCAGACGGTCGCCTGCTGCACTGGAACCATGACGAACAGTATGCCGAGCCTGTTGGCTATGCGACGGTTGTGAACATCGTTCGCACGTCAAACGTGGCGACCGTTACGACAGTGAACCATCATGGCTTTGTGACTGGCAATCAAATTGTGATCGCGGGCAACAGCGTTACTGGTTTGAACGGCACCTACACGATCACCAGTACGCCGTCGCTGACGACGTTCACTTATGCTAACAGCGGCACCAACGCCACTGGCACAGGCGGAACTGCGACATCAATCGCCGCAGACTTGCCTCCCATTGATAACCGGGGCGTCATCGTTACGCCTGAACGTCACTGCGTTCTGATTGGTTCTGGCGGCAATACACGCCGCGTGGCTTGGTCGTCGCGCGAAGACTATTCCGACTGGGACTTTGCGAACCCGGCAAACACGGCTGGTTATCTCGATCTGGATACGCAGAACAAGATCACCATGTGCGCCCCTGTGCGCGAGGGTACGCTGATCTGGACGGAGGATGAGGCGTGGCTGATGCGCTACATCGGCCTGCCGTACATCTATCAGATCGAGCGCATCGGCTTCGGCTGCGGCCTTATCGCGCCGAAAGCCTTTGCTACCTTCTCTGGCCGGTGCGTCTGGATGGGCCGAGAAAGTTTCTTCCTGTATGACGGAGGCACGGTTCGCCCGCTGCCGTGCGATGTCGGCTCCTATGTCTTCGATGACGTTGATCCGCAGGTCGGCTCGCTGTGGACGCACGGCTCTGAGAACAACATCTTCCCAGAGGCTTGGTTCTGGTATCCGTCGCAGGGTTCGACGGTTCCTAACAAGTGCGTTTATTACAACTATGCCGAGGGCTGGTGGGGCATCACCGACAGCATGACGCGCACGGCTGCGTGCGGTTCTGGCGTGTTCCAGTATCCGCTGGCTGCTGACGAGGTGAACGACATTTATCAGCAGGAGAATGGCTGGACGGCAGCAGGCACGCCGATCACCACTGGCAGATTTGCTGAGACTGGTTCGCTGAACATCCAGAACGGCAATTCCATCTCGCACGTCAGGCAGGCAATCACTGACAGCGGCTATGGCTACGACAGCACGCAGCTCACGTTCTTTTCGTCCTTCACGCCTGAAGCGGCTGAGACGACGAGTGGCCCGTACAACCCGCGTCCGTCTGGCTACACCGATATGCGCGTCACAGGTCGCGACTTCCGCGTGAAGATTGCTGCGACCGAGGACGGCGAATGGTCCATCGGTGAGATGCGTCTGGAGATGATTGGAGGCGGCGGCAGATGATTATCAACCTGCCAACTCCTCCCGGTGGATACGACCGCGAGTATTTCAGGTTCGCCTTCTCGCTGCTGGAACGTGTCCTCAGCCAGAGCATCGGCAGGCTTGAGGCCGTCGAGGGCGTTCTTCTTCAGGCTCCAGATGGCGGCGTCTGGAAGGTGACGGTTGATAACTCGGGCAACCTTGTGACGACATCTGTGCCGCTGGGACAGCAGGGAGCGCCGCCGTATTGATCGACAGAGAACATATGATAGCCAGGCTTGAACAGGCGCTTGAGCATGGCGGTGGGACTTACGCCCTGCACGATATAGTGCAAGGATTAGAAGAGGGTCGCTTCCAGTTATTCTGGAACGAGGAGGGGATGGCGGTGACAGAGATCATTCAGGCTCCGCAGAAGCGATACCTGAACATCTTTCTTGCTGCCGGTGAGATGAAAGCTGTGTTAAAGTTGCACCGAAAAGTCGAGAAGTTTGCTCGCGAAAACGGCTGCGACTTCATGCAAGCCACGGCTCGCAAGGGCTGGGAAAAGTTTGAACCTGCGTTTGGGTGGCAATCCACTCATACCGTTTATACGAGGCAACTGACATGAGCGGTGGTGGCGGAACTCAGACCGTAGTGAACAAGACCGAGCTTCCTGAATGGGTTCAGGAGGCCGGTCGGCGCAATCTTGCTGCGGCTTATGAAGTGTCGCGCACCATGCCTGGCCCGTATGAAGGTCAGCGCGTCGCCGCGATGACGCCTGGGCAGGTCGCCACCATCGGCACCATCGCAAACAACTACGCTATGGCGCAGCCTGCTTTTGCCTATGCGCAGCAGATGGCCGCGCAGGCTGGTCAGTATCAGCCGGAGCGTGTTCAGGCCGGCAGCCTCGCTCAGACGTCTCTTGATCCGTATATGAACCCATATACGCAGAACGTCTTGCAGACCTCTCTCGACACGCTGAACCAGCAGCGCCTGATGGGTCTTAATCAGGCGTCTGACGCAGCGATCAAGGCGCGTGCGTTTGGTGGCTCTCGTCAGGCAATCCAAGAGGGCGTCGTCAACGCAGCGGCGCAGCAACAGGCGGGCCAGCTTGCTGCTCAGTTGATGAGCCAGAACTTCGCGCAGGCGCAGGCTGCGGCTCAGAGCGACATCCAACGTCAGATGGCGGCGCAGCAGCTTAATCAGGCGGCTGGGCTTCAGGGCGCCGGTCTTGGGATTACCGGCGCGCAGGCGCTTGGCGGTCTTGCAGGCGCTGGTCAGCAGAGCTTCCTAAGTGGTGCTGGCTCTGCTCTTGCTGCTCAATCTGCAATTCAGCAGCAGCAGCAGGCGGAACTGGATGCGGCCCGGCAGGCGTATACCGAACAGCAGCAGTTCCCGATCCAGCAGTTGCAAATCCCGCTGCAGGCAGTTGGGGCCACTCCTTACGGGTCAACAAATACGCAAACCGGCCCAGGCCCGACTAGCAACCCAATTATGAGCGGCTTGGGAGCTGCGGCATCGCTGGCGACAATTATCGGTATGCTTTCCGATAAAAACATGAAGACCGACATCCAGAAGCTCGGCAAGGACAAGGAAACGGGCGTCGATATGTACGCCTATCGCTATAAGGGCGACCCGAAGACCTATCCCAAGATGGTCGGCCCGATGGCGCAGGACATCGAGAAGAAGTATCCTGACATGGTGAAGGAAGTCGCCGGCAAGAAGGCCGTTGACGTTCGCTTCCCGTCGATGCTGAAGGGCTTCAAATGAACCCCGAAGAACTCTTTGCCGATCTTGAAAAGAGGTATGAGCTTCCGAGCGGTTATCTCGCTCGCACCTATCAGATCGAGAGCGGCGGCGGCAGGAACCTTTACAATCGGCAGTCTGGCGCTGCCGGTCCTTTCCAGTTTATCCCCAGCACGGCTCGCGCATTTAACTTAAAAGACCCCTATGATCTTGCCGCATCCGCAGATGCGGCTGCGCGTCTTGCTGTTGCAAATCGCGCAGACTTGCAGGCAGCCGGTATTGAAAACCCTACAGGGTCTCAACTTTATCTTGCGCATCAGCAAGGGGCGCGCGGGGCTACTAAGCTATTAAGCGGCGGAGAAACGCCTGCTGCGCAGCTTGTCGGAAGGAACGCCGTTCTTTGGAACGCCGGCAAGGAAAACATGACTGGACCTCAGTTTGCTGAATTGGCTATGGCAAAGTACGAAGGCGCAAAACCTTCTTACAATCTTCCCAGTAGTCAGTCCGGACCTTCTCAGGCATCTCCAGCTCCTTCTCTAAAGGTTGCCTCGTCCGATCAAAAATCAATTGGACAATTTGGCGGTCTTCTTGGCGACAGGCTTGGTGTTCTCGGTCAGAGGTTGGGACTGCTGCAAGAAGGCAGCAAGGTTCCATTTAATTCTGAGCGGCCGTATTCACCTCCATTTAGAGAGCCAGCAACTCCTATGGGGGCTGCTTTTTCTGGCGCTTCTCCGGAAGGTGGAGTTGGCTCTGTACCAGGCGGCGCTGCTGCGGCGCTTACATCGCGCCCACTTCCTGCTCCAGAAGCTCCATCAAGCTTGACGCCTGACCAGGCTCGCGGCTTTGCAGCTTTAGGTAGTTTAGGAATGTCGCTTATGGCTGCTGGGGCTCCTAAGCAAAGTTGGTCTCCCAGCGCTGCTGCTCCTGTATATCGTGGTCGTTTGCGGAATGATATTTTCGCCGGACTTTTGGGGTAAAGACATGGCTATCAGAGACGAAATCGCCGCACTGTACGAAGGCATCCTCGGTCGTCCCGCCGATCAGGCCGGGCTCGATTACTTCACGAACGCCGTGACGTCTGGCGCTGGTACGCTGGCTGACGTTGCGCGTGATATGCGCGCGTCGTCAGAGGCCCAAGGGCTTCTTGGTGGCGATCAGATTACGCAGGATGGCATAGGTAAATACTCCTACAATCCTTCAGATACTTATGATGCAATTTCAAATCTGTATCAAAATATCCTTGGTCGCCCCGCCGATCAGGCTGGACTTGATTACTTCACAAAGGCTGTAATGACTAGACAGGGTACGCTCGCGGATGTTGAGCGTGACCTGCGCGCATCGGCTGAGGCTCGAGGGCTTCTTGGGGCGAACACTCCGTTCTTTACGAACCTTCCAGGTGTAGAGAAGGCGGTGACTACTGCGCCAGTTGTTAATAGGCCAGTCACTCCAAGCCCGCTTTCTCCTGCGCCTACGACTGGCATGGCTTCTGGCATGACCGCTGATGCTGCCCGCAGTTTCGTTGGAAGCCTATACAACAACATCCTTCTTCGTCAGGGCGAAGCCGGCGGCATGGATTACTGGACCGGCCTGTTGACGTCTGGTCGCGCCACGCCGGCAGAAGTTGAGGCTGCTATTCGTGGCTCTGCCGAAAGTCAGGGCGTTCAGATTGGAACCCGTCAGGTTCCGTTTGGCTCACAGGCCGTTGGCGGAAACGTGTACCAGATGGCGCAGTACAACGCGCCGCGTAACCTTCCGCCCAGCATCCAGTCTGCTTTCCAGCAGTCGCTGGATTACCAGGCGGCGCTGCCGTACCTGATCCCGCAGTTCAACCCGGCTGACATCCCGGCGACCTACCAGCAGATCGCCCAGCCGCGCCAGCGTCTCGACATCAGCAACATCACTGTTCCTGAGTGGCTGAAGGAAGCGGCTAAGAAGGATCAGGCCGCTGCGGAAGAAATTGCTGCTGAGAAGCCTGTTGAAAATGCTGTCG